ATGGACGGTGGCTTTCCTTATCATGCAATGCGCTTTGATCAAACCGAACGCTCGTTTTATGGTGAGCCTCCAATGGCGTATGTTGAGGATACACAAGCACTTATCGTAGAATCGGTGTCACGCAGGGCCGATTTATTAAAGCGTTTTCAGCGTGTAGTTTTAGCTTCTCGCAGAGAACGCGAAGCCAACCAAGACATTGGCGATACACTGGAGAATGGTCGTGATGGTGAAATTATTTGGGTAGAAGACCCAAACACCTCAATGCGCGAAATGAACTTTGGCAACCCACCGCCAGATCAGTTAGGTCTGGAAGCGGATGCACAGAGTTATGAAGAGCAAAGTCTAAACGTATCGCAAATGGCAATGGGCGGTGGCCCAAAAGTTACAGCCACGCAAGCCAGCCTTTCTGCAAGCTTTGCACAGGTCAACCGCGAGTGGATGCAGTTGCGTGTAGCGGATGCGTATCGGTCTATTGTTCGTAACTCATTACGTATGATGGCTGACGAAAGATATTTGCCTGAAAACTTTTTGGTTAACGTAGCGCAAGACACGGAAGATCCTGTTTTTGAAGCAGTTACAGCAGATCTTTTGCGTATACGCTACAAGATAGAGATACAGGCAGGCAGCATGCAGCCGTTGACCGAACAGTTAGAACGTCAAGATGCACTACAGTTATTTAACATGACAATTAACTTGCCAGAGATTAACCGCATTGAAGCGATTAAAGGTTTATTGGCCTCGTTTAGAGTGCAAGATCCCGACAAGTATTTGGGTAACGCTGAAGATGGCGATGCAGTTAAAGCGGCTCAGTTAGAAAACGTAGCTTATTTAATTAATGGTGGCGATCCTGGGGTTACACCGTTTGAAGATCACCAGCTACATATACAGTATCATCAACAAATACAACAACTTCCGCAATTTCAACAGCTACTTCCACAACAACAGCAACAGGTTATGGGCGTAGTGCAAAACCATATTCAGCAACATCAGCAGATGCTAAACCAAATGGCGCAAGGTCAAGCACCTCAAGCCGCTGGTGGAACAAATGCCGGAGTAGCGGAAGGAAATATCATGTCACTCGTACGCAGTCAGGCACAGGAAGTTAGCCAAGCCGTACAGAATGCACCGGGACAAGGATAATGTTAGGCGCACTAAAAGATGCTGGCAGAAAACTCAAAGCGGCTTTGCCAAAAGAAAAAGAGTCTAAAGGCACACGTATACATTACGCAGATAAGCCTATTCCTGATTGGCTTACTGAAAACACAAATGAAAGTGCGTTAAAGTATGGAGGACAATTTAGAGAGTTAGTGCCAAATCCTGAATATGAAGGCATTGAGCGACAGGCTTTTGGACAATCTGATCCAATGGCAACAACAGGATCAGGGATGGTTGAATCGGGAAATCGACTAAGAACAGGAATTTATGATGATTTAAATATAAGAGGCATTGATTTATCTGATGAACAAATACGCAAAGGCGAAGGTGTTTCTCCAGAGGCTTACTATACTGATCCAAAATCAGGAATAACGTATACTCGTCAAGACACAGCCTCTTTAAAAGAGAGAAACATATTACCAAAAGAAGCCATACCTACTTCGCCAGAAACTATACAAAAAAACAAAGAATTAATTGCGCGGATACACACCGAACGCGCAATGAAAAAAAACGATGTTAGACCAGACGATTATTTTCCTGGTGACCAAATGACAGGAAAACAAATGTATGATGACGCTAAAAAAATGGCGTTGGAGAGAATGGCATCTCCAGACTATGATATTTCACAACTTATGAAAAAAATAAAAAAACAAAATCCACGCCAACAATTTTATTCAGATAGAAAAATGTATAAACCACCTACAGGTCAATAATGCTGGTATTTCACGACTACGAATGCGAAGATGGGCATCGTCAGCTTGACATACAGAACGATTCCAATAATATTAAACGTAAGATCAAATGTGACCAATGTAAAAAAGATGCTAACATGTTGTTTATAAAGAGCAACTTTATCCATAACTCGCATTCTGGGATGTATGGTAAGTTCCACGCAGGCTTTGGTCAGGTTGTAGAGTCATACAGCCATAAACAAGAATTATTGAAGAAGTATAACGTGACAGAAAGTTCCGACAAAGTTGGCGGTTCGACTTGTCACATAACCTCCGATGTAACGGACTCTACTCCGTCAGATACCCTAACGCCTTCTTTTGGTAATACGCCTGAAGAGGCAGTGGCTCTTGCGGAAAAGAGGTATAACGAAGGAGATTAGTAAATGTCCGAATCAGTACTAGCTTTGGACTCCGGTGGAGAAGACTCGTCACCCGAAGTGGAATCATCTCAGGATCAGTCAACAGAATCCTCTCTTGAACTGTTTACGGATGACACTCCAGAATCGGCACAGTCAGAAACATCTGGACACTCTGATGCAACGTCAGATTTTGACCCACAAAGGCATGATTGGTTGCGTGGAAACGCAGACAGTGTGCCGGAGCAGTACCAGCCGTTAGTTCCGCTTGCAAAAAACATGCAGGCGCAATTCACAAGGACTCAACAGGATCTTGCAGAACAGCGCAGACAAATTGAGGCAGATCGCAGTGAATGGGCCGATAGGGTTCAAGCTGTAGCCGCGCCTCAACAACAACAAATAGATCCTGTAGATGCAATGAGGGCCAACCTGTCTGAAGATGAGGCTCGAGGCGTGGATGCCGTTGAGCAGATTATTCAACACAGGGTAGGTAATGTTGTTAATAACCTGAACAGTCAGGTTCAGCAGTTACAACAACAGCTTTCTACGGCTAATAATTACGTGCAGGGTCAGCAAACTGCGTATATCGCTTCTCAGGTAGGTGAAGCAAGAGAGGCGTATGGCGGTGATCTGGATGCTTATACCGATCAGATTGTTGCTACTACAAAGATTACTAACCCCGTTACGGGTAGCCCGTATACAGTGCGCGAGGCGTATGAGTTACATGCAGGTATCACCGCTCAAAAAGCGGCTGATTTGCGTGGAGCTAATACTACAGCGCGAAGGTCTTCAAAACAATCAGTCCGTGGAACGCAAGGTGTAGATGCAACGGAAGGAAACGGCCCAATTAGCGACTCCGATGTATTGTCGGGTCTTTCCAAGTTAGGTTTTGAATAAGGACAAATAAATCATGGCAGCAACATCAACGACAGAAACCTGGGATGCAGCCTGGACGCTAACCATGCGAGCCAAGCGCAAAGAGTTAACAGATAACTTTTTTGACGCATACCCAACATTAGACATGTTTCGTCAAGGAAATGCTCTTGTCACTGACAATGGTGGTAAAGAGATTCAAGCCGATATCATGTATGCTGGTAATTCAGCGCAATATTTCTCGGGCTATGACGTGCTAAATACGGATGCGGTCGATGGAATTACAGCCGCTTTTTATCCGTTCCGGTATGCCGCAGTGCCGATTACAATTAATTTTACTGAAGAGCAAGAAAACCGTAAAAGGGATGCTGCGATGTCTCTTCTGGAAGCAAAAACTCGTCAAAGTATGTTGACGTTACGCGACCAGATCAATACTTCGCTCTACTCTGCTCAGACAGGTAAAGCTCCGTTAGGATTCCAAGACATCATTGCCGATGCGCCAGGAACTACTCCAACTACGTTGGGTGGTATCACGGTGTCTGGTAATACGTGGTGGAAAAACAAAGCGGAAGATGCTTCTGGCGATACGTCATTTAAGACGATTACCGGAACAAACTTCTATGAAGGTATGATTCGTATGGCTAACCTTTGGAACTCAACTTCCGAAGGCAATGAACAGCCTACAAACATATTTACGACAAATTCTATTTATGCTTCGTTTGAAGAGATATTTGAAGGCACTGGCTATCAGCGTCTTACAGGTAACGATTCGCCAGGCGTAGATGGTCGTTTGCCATCGTTCCGTGGTATTCCGGTGCAGTATGACCGTGATTGCGGATCGGGTCGTATGTATTTCTTTAATACCAACTACTTGAAGATGCACATGCAGTCGGGTATGAATTTTAGCAAGACTCCATTCCGCGAAAATTCAAATCAGCTTGCGAAGGTGGCCTTCATAACTGTTGGGCTGCAAGTAGTTACAAACAATCGTCGTCGTCAGGGTGTTATTACTGGCATCAGTTAATAGTTAATTCCAAGGCTCAAGCCAATGAGCCTTTTGAGCCTGAGTAAAAAGGCAAAGGAGAATAAACAATGAGTAGAATAGACAATGCCAACTTTGGCATACAGCGTTTAGGCGGTGAAGGCGGTCAAGGTATTTACGAAGAATCGTCTACGGCTAAACATGCTATAGGAGAAAAACTTGAACTAATTGATGGACGAGTTTTTCGCTATGCGTATTTTAGCACTGCTACTGCACAGGGGTTGCTTACATCGCAAGATCTTTCAGCGTCAGCTATTGTTGAAAGCGATAACAAGTTAACCGCAGCAGGGGCTGGTGCTACTGAGGTGACGTATACTGATTCAGGTACTGTTGGATCAGCTACGTTAAATCAATATGCTGGTGGCTATCTTCACACAACAGATGATGCTGGTGAAGGTTTTCAGTATCGCATTAAATCAAGCACTGCTGCAAGCTCAAATGCAGTTACATTTACTTTGTATGACGGCTTGAAAGTGGCTGTAACTACTGCTACTGACGTGGCCGTTACAGGTGGTTTATGGAATAACCTTATTGGTGCAAGTGCCACAGATTATGTGGTTTGCGGTGTTACTCCAATATCGTTTACTGTAAATTATTACGGGTGGGTGCAGACTCGCGGTGTTGCTACTGTCTTAGCAGATGGAACCATTGCCGCTGGCAACAACCTTACCTTAAGTGATGGTGTAACTGGCGCAGTTCATGCTAAAGATGCAGAAACAGAACCATTGGTTGGTTACGCTGCATATGCTCCAGACAGCACAGGTTATGCTGGTGTAGTATTGCAGAACTTGCCGTAACCTTTAATTTTTCGTGTGGCAGTGGGTAAAACTACTGCTGCACGT